CTTTGAAACAGGTCCCGAGATCGGATTCCAATTGGGACATCCAGAAATTGCTTGAAGCCAACACTCAACATTTCCTGAAAGACAGCTCTCTCCCAGTAGCAGTCGTTCTTGATAATTCGGGTGATTGAAGAGTGCAGGGTTAGATCGTAAACCCTCCTAGCAAGAGGAGAAATGATGGGGCAGCCAGGATACTGATAAATGAAAGACATGGCCTTCGATTTCAGCAAAGCTCGAAGCGTTTGATCATTGGAATCAATATACCTGCGGTTGCAATAGCCAAAATTATGCAATACAGGCCTTGGATCAGACAGAATTCTCCTATCTTCTTCATCGAAAACGATACCGCAGAAAGAAACTTGGTTGAGAACATCTGCTTGCTTGAGCTTACAGCGAATTCCAATGGCTGCAAAGTCTTCTTCCGTAATGTGGGCATCCGTTGTCATCAGACCATCATCACCTTCGACAACACACGTGAGCTGGGTGGCACCGGCCTTGTGACTAACATAGTGGAGGATGCACAAATTCATCAATCCGTTACCGGAAGAAGTATTCATCTCGCCACTCATTCTTCGACCTTTCACAAATGCTGCAGCCTCCTTATAATAACATCGATTGGTGCCACAAGTGGCACGGCGTACCAAGTCGATGAAACTTGAGCATTCAGGGAGGGCTTGGAGCACATATTCGAGTGCAAAGAGTTCAATATGCTCCATGTAGGCAGGTCGAAAAAGACTTTCAAAGGATGAATAATCACTCTCATAAAAGAGGTTACCGCCAGCAAACATGTCCATAATGTAGTCGGCACGCTCATTTATGGGGACCAATTTAATGAACGCTGAAAATTCCTGGGCCGCGTCCATGAAGATGACGTGATCAAACACATTGAAATATGGACCAACCGTCACTTTGAATTCATCTGAGCGACTATTAATGGATCTAGCCGTCTTGAATTCGTCAAAGTCCTCTCCCGACTTGATGAAACTCTGACAGGCCAGATAGTGCTCAGGCAATTCATCCTTGAGTAGCGCCATTTCTTCGTATTTGCGTCTCAGAACATTCTTTCGAGCCAGGCTATAGTTACGAGATTCGAGCCATTCAGCGAAAGAAATTTCATCATCCCAACACAAAGGAATAAATCGTTCCCTGATAAATCTCTGAGAGAACGAAATGAAATCCCGCAATTTGGATTCGTCAACCGGCAGGAGTTCGGTGCCATACCGTATGGCGACACTAGCCGGGACATTCAATGCACCGAGATCAGGAAGCAGGGGTGCATGGAACTGAACAGATGGCCCAACAACACGTGATACAGGTCGCATCGGCGGGTCACAATTGTACAATGTGACCTTAGTGGTCGGGTCAGCCAAACGTGTTGAAGGGATGGGTACTTCTTGAACTGTGTACCCAAACAGCACCAAATTGCGGTCATCTAAAAATCCGCATCC